CGCCACGCGCCCCAAGTGAAGGAGGAATTCGATGGTGTGCAGCCCGTTGAGCGACCGCTGCCGGACCAAGGTGTAGAGCTTGCCGTCGGGCGTCATCCAGGGCTAACGCACTACCAAATTGGCTTGGAATAAAGAGTTACGACGACACTTATGCACAGACCATAGGCCAACGACGGCGCAAACCATTCGGGGGCAACGACTTGCTGGTGCGTAAGCCCTGCCGGCGCGATGTCGATAAGAAGTCGTCTGACGACTCCATGAAATCCCGATCACCCACCTTCTCGCATGCGATCGGCAGAGAGCGTACCGGAAGCGCGGATCATTCCGGCCAGACTCGATCCGGAACTCGTGCCGCCGGAGGCAGTCCTCGGTGATCGGGCGGTGCACATACCCGGCGGTCCCACCGGGTTCGCACCAGGACTCGACCTCGTCGCTCATCGCTTCTTCCGGCGATTCTTCTTGCTCTTGCCAGCCTTGCTCAGCGCAATCGCAACGGCTTGCTTCTTGGGCTTGCCGGCCTCCATCTCCGTCTTCACGTTCTGGGAGATGGCTTTCTTGGAGGAGACTTTGACCAGGGGCATGGGCCTACTTCCCCTTCTTGAGCGTCTCCGACAGCCGCGCTTCCTTGGCCAGCTTGGGATTCTTCGAGTGGGCGGCCTTCTCCGGTTTCTACTCGGGGATCGGCTTGTCCGGCTTGGCCCCGAGCTTCTTGCGGAGCGCGCGCTTGTTTCTCGACGTGGCTTTCTGGATCGACTTCTCGGCCATGACCGCATCCACTGAAAACTGGACACTGAAAGCTGAACACTGGAGCGCAGCGACACTCGCAGGGGCAGGATTCGAGCCTTCGGTCTCGTGGTTATGACTCTGCGCCCGGAATTCTAGCATCCCTTCTTGTTCTTGCCGCGTCGAGTGCTGCCCTTGGCCACCTTGGGCAGCTTCGGCTCCGGCTTCGCCGGCGGCGGTGACCCCGCGGCCGGCTTGCCCTTGCTGTTCTTACTCGCCATCGCCTCGCCCCTCCGCTTGAGCCCGACCAGGCTCTGGGCGATCACCTCGATCGCCTGCTCCTGGAAGGTGTTCACCAGTCCCTTTGTAACATAGAATGGCGAGAAGTGAAGGTGAAGTAGCTCATGGACGATTGTGGCTTCGACGTCCTCCGGGTACCCGCCTCCGTCCTGGAAGTCGATCGAGTTGCGGACGGTGATGGTGGCGTCCTTCAGGGCAGGGCTGTAATTGCACAGCCCGTGGCACCCCTCGAACTCCATGTCTTTTTCGCGCCTCGCCTCGATCTTGAGGCGCCAGTCCTGGAGGCGCAGCGTCCGTTGCCACTCGCGGAGCCAGCCGTCCAGCCGCGCCTGCGAGGGCGTCCTGGGCCTCGGCCTCTCCTTCATCGGAGGTCCTCCCGCGTCAGGGCGAGTGCCACCGCGTGGTGGATCACCATCTTGGCGTCTGAGAGCGCCGCCTCGATCTGCCGGGCGATCCCAGGGCTAACGCACCACCAAATTGGCTTGGAATAAAGAGTTACGACGACACTTATGCACAGACCATAGGCCAACGACGGCGCAAACCATTCGGGGGCAACGACTTGCTGGTGCGTAAGCCCTGGGCGATCCGGCCGCGGTGCCGACCCTCCCAGCCGGCGAGCAGGGCGTGGCGGAGCTGGTGGCCGACCGCATTGTCCGCCGCGGCCGACGTCGCCCCGCGGAGCTGGACGATCACCTCGGCCAGGGGCTGCGCCAGGTCGGAGTACTGGTCGTGCCCGGCGATTGGCAGGGTGCGCATCGCCTGCTCGCTCTCCCGTGTCGGCGACTGGTCCATGTCGTGGATCGCCGGGTCCTGGTGGCGGAAGGCCCGTCGGTAGAACTCGCCCCTGGCCACGGCCAGGGCGAAGGACAGGCCCTGACCCAGCTCATCTACCCGCGAGGCCGCCGCCTCGATCGCACCGGACGCGGCGTGGGAGCGGGCATCGGCCAGCCGCCGCGCGACCAGGGCGTGCGCCCGGCGGACGCGGCCGCGGAGGCGCTCGTCCAGTTGGTCGTTGGTCCTTGGTCCGCTTCGCGGGCTGGCCGGGCCTGGATGGGGATCATGGCGCACTCAAAGAAGGGCCGAGGTCGCGCTGGAGCGGCAGCTCCAACCAACGACCATGGACCAGGGACTAAGGCGACTCCAGGTCGGACAGGCAAACCCTCAGCTTGGCCAGGGCTCGCGCGAGGATCTGGCGGACACGACAGGGGGAGAGGCCGCACTCCCGGCCGAGATCGGACAGGGATTTGCCGGCCCGATCGGCGCCCAGCCGACCTGCCCCCCTTGCGAAGGGGGGTTGGGGGGTTCCGGGCCCCAAAGTTAGCGCGGGCTCCGTGGCACAGAACCCCTCCCCGGCCCTCCCCTCGGTAAGGGGAGGGAGCTGAGCCAGTCCATAGTGCCGGGTGACTACCCATCGCTCGACGGGGTTGAGCCGGTCGATCGCCGCCTGCAGCCGGCCCGTCCAATCGGCCGCCGCGTGGGGTGCCGGGACTGCCGGTGCCGGTGGGTCGTCGAGGGCCGACTCCTCCCTCGGCTCAACCTTCAAGGCCCTGGCGGCGGCCTTGGAGATTGCGCCCCGGATCCAGATCGCCGCATAGGGCCCGAAGGGGACGCCCCTGCCCGGATCGTAGCTGCGCGCCGCGCGGATCAGCCCCAGGTGCCCTTCCTGGATGAGGTCGTCCAGGTCGAGCGCGCTGAGCTGCCGGCAATACCTCCCGGCGATCGCGGCCACCAGCCGGGTGTTCGCGGCGACCAGGCCGGCCTGCTCCGGGGACAGTCGATGGTCCTGCATATCCATAGCGGAGGATCGCGGATCCGGGCCGGGCAGTTGCGTCAGGCCCATCAGCCCTCTTCGTGGTACCGGGGCCAGCCCGGCGGCGCCTTGTGCCCCATGCCCAGTCCGCCGTCGGGCCGGCGGTGCTCGACCCGGCCGCCTGCGGCGTGGTGCTCGCCCTCGGGGGAGTTGCCCTGCGCCGCCCGGGGCGGATTCGCCGGGACCTCCGGGGCACGGTCGGATCGCTCGTCCATGGCCTCCCGGTCGGGGCGGCCGTAGATGGGTTGGGTTCCGGTCTTCGTCATCGCTTGGCCCTCATCACGGCGGCGGGGAGTCCGCCGCCTGAGAATGGATTGACGGGGACGGCACCGACGCCGAGCGTCTCGGCCGCGCCTGGCTGGGGCATCTTGGCCATGCCGACGTCGAAGCGGTGGTTCGGCGGGGCGACCGGGCTGGCCATGCCCGCCAGGAGGGCGGTGCCGCCGCGGCGGTCGCCGCGGTGCGCCTCGTTGGGGGGCCGGCACTCGGAGGGGCGCGCCGACAGCGGCAGGTAGCCGTTGGCCCGATGGTCGCCGGGCCGCTCCTCGTTGGGCGGCTTGACAGCGCCGCGCCGGACGCCGCCGGGAAGGGGAGGACTGGCCATGGGATTCACCTCTTGGTCACTGGTCACTGGTCACGGATCAGGCTCCTTACGGCTGGGTCCGTACGGCCTTCCGCCCGCCGATGCCGGTCGCGGCCGTGGTCAGCGTGCCCGGGTTGGCGTCGAAGAGCGTGCCGATCTCGGCGCAGAGGGTGGACATCACGGCGAAGACCGTGTGGCAGTGGCGGAGCTTCGTCATCTCGCCTTCCCAGTTGACCGGCTCGCCCCGGGTGAAGTTGGCGACCACCTCTCGGAGCATGCGATACACGTCTTGGAAGTTGCTGCGCTTCGCGGCGCGGAGGAGTTGGAGGGTGATGTTCTGGGTCTGGCCATTGGCCATGACCCAGGTGAGCCCGGTCGAGTTGGCCGTGGGCGGGTTCACCGCGGAGGAGTTCGCCGGCAAGGGCGCCGTGACGTCCACGCTGCCCGCCGTGATTCCGGAAGCCGCCAGCGTGAAGGGCCCGGTCGGCGCGGTGCCGATATAGACGCGGCGCGCCACATTCCCGGACTGGAGGGAAGGGAAGGTCACCGTGAGCTTCTGGCCGCTCGTCACGGCCTGGCTGCCCGATACCGGGCTGGCCAGCGACTCGCCGATCCCGTCCGACTCGGTGATGACCGCATAATACGTCCCCGCCGGCAGCGTGTTGCCACTGCCCGAGGCCGAGAGCGTCGGGGCCGACGACGGCGAGTTGCTGGGGGCCAGGTTCGCCGCGATCAGCCGCTCCAGGTGCCCGGAGACGCCGCCGGAAACGAGCTGGGCGAAGGACGTGCCACTTGCGGTGATGTTGGGGCTGGTATAAGCCATGTCGCTTCTTACTCGCTGCGCTCGAGTTTTCAGCATTCAGTGTTTGATTCTCAGTAAGAGCGGCGCCGTCAGCGGCCTTCTGAAAACCGATAACTGAAAACCGAAAACTCGGGACTGAAAACTCTCGGACTTATCGTGCCTTCGCCGCTCTGTCGTGGTCAGGGTTGAGTCGGAGCGGCACCAAGTCTGCCGGTTTGGGCTCACAGTCGAAGTCGCAGGCGACGCGGTGCGACCGCTGGGGGGCCGCCAGGCCGAACGCCCGGTGGGCCTCGTCGACCATCGCCGCCGCGGCGGCGGCCAGGGCGTGCAGTTTCGAGAGCTCGCATTCGGCCTGACCGAGTGTGCCCTGGATCTGAGCCAGCTCGGCTGCGAAGACCACGGCCCGGCCGTCCTCCTTGGGGGCCCGGTGGTAGCGCTCGCAAAGCTGGCCCAAGAGGGTCGCGATCCGGTGGATCTCCGCGTTGGTCCGCGCCCGGTCGACCAGGACCTTGGAGATCCCCAGGCGGTCGGCCTGGGCGTCGAGGTAGTAGGGTGTGCCGCGGAAGCGCCACATACGGCGAGGGGTCCTCTAGGGGGATTAGTTGGCCGAGAACGCGGTGATGCCCTCGAGCCAGGCATGGTGGGATTCGTTGACGACCTCGATCGCAAGCTCGGCGATCCAGTCGCCCTCAACCATGTCGCCGCGGCTGCCGCGGAGCTGCCAGAACGGGTTCCGCTTGTTGCGGATGTAGACCTCGGAGGAAGTCAGCGCGATCGCGGTATACGGCCGCAACAAGGGCGCCTCGACGATGGTGACGCCGTGGAGGAACGGGGCCTCGAGCACGTTGATCGGGGTGCCGAAGGCCGTCTCGCCGGCCGGGACGCGCTGGATGGCCTGGCCCCAGGTCGCAAACCCGCTCATGAAGTTGGTCGACACGACCAAGAGGTCCGGCTCGCCGCCGCCCGAGCGCGCCGCCTGCAGGGTATCGCGGATCAGGTCGGTCGAGCCGTAGGCACTGGCGTTGGTCGGGGCGGTCGTGTTGTTGGTCTGCAGGATAGACTTCAGCCCGTTCATCTTGGCCGTGACGCCGGTCGAATCGTTGGGCGCCTGGGCGATCCCGTAGTACAGCGTGTTCTCGATGTCGTCGACCATGTTCTGGAGCTGCACGGTCATGTTGAAGTCGAACGGCGTCTGGATGCCGCCCGGCAGGACCTGCGCCCGGGTCGTCTGCGCCGACCCGCCGACCTGCACCGGGAACTGGAACGTCTGGCAATACTGAGTGCGGCTCACGCCGAGTGTGGTCAGGCCCGTCTGCCCCACCTCGGCGCCGGTCCGGCTGTTGCCGATCCGGTTGACCGTGCTGCCGTTGGCGACCGAGGACAGCGCCGTGGTTCCGGCCGTGCCGCGGGTCACCGTGATCGTGGTCGAAGACGTCGGGTCCCCGCTCACCTGGATGAATTCCGTATTGCCCGTGGTGCTGTCCACGAGTTGGAGCACGTCGTGGTTCATGAGGAAGGTGGCGTCGGCCACGGTCAGCGACGTGGTGCCGCTGGAAGAGATCGCCGCACCGAGCGTGGTGGACCGCGCCCGGTACTTGTGGGTGTACATCAGGAAGTCGACCCGCTCGACCGGCACGTAGGGCAGCCGGGTCACCAGCGGATTGCGGTTGGCGAACCAGTTGCGGATCGCCACCGTGACGTCATTGCGGGCCTCGACGCCGGCTTGCTGGGTGCCGAGGAAGCCTTGGAGGAAATCGGCCACTTGAGGAATCTCTCAGCCCCAGGTCGCGGTTCTCACCCCGGGGCAGGGTGGCCGGCATGGGCTCGAAGCCCCAGAGAACGTATCGTGTTACTTCGCCGCCTTGAGCCCAAATCCCAAGCCCATGTTCGCCCGAGGGTCCCCCTGGGCCTTCTGGAGGCCCTGCATGTGGAGGATGACAGCCTCGCCCATGGTCTTGGGGGCCGGTGGCGGCGTAGGCTGGGCCGGCTGGGTCTGGGCCGCCTGCGTGGTCTGGCCGCCTGCGCCGCCTTGGCTGGAGGCCCGGACGAAGTGCGCGTACTCCGGACGTGCGAGCTGCTGCTGCACGAACTCGTGCACCGGCTGGAACGTCGGCGTGCGGACCACGAAGGTATCCCCCTGCGCCTCGACGGAGAGCTGATTCCGCCAGAGCTGGGTGAGCTGGTCGACGGCCGACGGGGACACCAAAGGCGCCGCAACCAGCGCCCGCGAGAGCTCGCCGTCCAAGGCGTACCGCTTCGCGCGTTCCTCGGTCTGGTGGAGCCGGGTCCGCTCGGCCTCGACCTCCTGCTGCGACTGCTCGCGGAGCATCTTGAGTGCGGCCTCGATCTGGCCCTTCTGGGCCAGCGCCTCCATCTCGCGACGCTGCGCCTCGGCCGCTTCCTTCTGCCGGGCTTCCTCGATTCTTGCGAGCTTGGCCCGGGAGTCGAGGAACTCCTGATAATCCTTCGCGCTGATCGTCACGGCGTTGGGGGCCGCGGGTGCTGCCGGCGGTGCCGGTGCCGGCGTCTCGGATCCCGCCGGAGCGGGCGCCGGGGTCTGAGGCTGGGGAGTCTCGTCGGGCATAGCGTCCTCATTCACTGGGGCAATCGTTCCAGCAGCGTGTCCAGCTTGTGCTCGAGCACCGTGGCCCTGCCGCCGTCGTCCGGCGTCTTGTAGCCCTTGCCGGCCTTCTTCTGGACGGCCCGGAGCTGGCGCACCAGCCGGGCCAGCTCCAGCAGGGCGACGTGCCGATGCTCCGTGGGTTGAGTCGGGGTCGGAGTGTCGCTCACGAAACGGTCCCCTGGGGCTTGAGCAGGCCGGCCGGCTCGGGACCGAAGCGCCGGGTCGTCCGGCCGCACCAGTTGGCCCCGAGCTTTGCGGACTCGCTCTCGAGGTGAAGCACGATGACCTCGGGGATCAGGTGCCGGTCGCGCCGGTCCCACTGGAGGGCAAACTGGACGTCAGTCCGGGCCGCGTCCGCGTGCTCGACGGCATAGCGCCGGGCATGATAGCCGTTGCGGACTGAGGCCGAGCCGTGCCAGAGCTGGGCGAATCCGATCGGCACGAAGCCGTGCAGGGCAGATACCCAGCGCGAGCCCATTGGCAGTTCAGGATGGAACCAATGTCCAGACTCATGGGCGTGGTTGTCCCAGGCCCCGGCGAACTGCTTGAGCTTCTGCCACCGGTCGAAGCCCACAAGGTTCTGGCGGTCGAACCCGTGGATGCCCTTCGGGTCGGGATGCGCCCAGTCGAGCAGCCGCCGGAACTTCTGGGGGAGCACGATGTCGGCGTCGAGGTGCAGCACCCAGTCGTGGCCGCCGACCTGGTCGAGGCCTCGGTTGATCAGCCGGCCCTTGTTGAACCCGCCCCCGTTGCGGCGGAACTCCTCGCTGGCCACGCAATGCACGCTGTGCCGTCGGCAGACCGCCTGCGTCTCCTCGTCATCGGTGGACGTGACGACGACCAGACCGTTGAGCAGGGGGAGATTCTCGGGGAGCGTGACGGCCAGGAGGTCCCCGTAGCCCACGCAGACCGTCACGGCTTCGATGTGCACGTTACGTCACACCCTCACGGAGAGCAGGGCATCCCAGACGCCCAGGAGTCGGAGCAGCCACAGCACCAGCAGGCAGATGACGGCGCTCGACAGGAACCGCTTCACGCCGGGGTCCATCGGCAGCCAGGCGTTGATCGCCCAGAGCACGAGGCCGACCGCGGCGATCGCGATGATCACGTAGGACCAGGGGCATGACGGGTTACTCGCAAGGGAGGCCGATGTGGCCGATGAAGATCCCCACGGTCAGCCAGAGCGCGGGGTAGAGGATCGCGAACCGCCGGAACACCCGGCACATGTCCCGCGAGATCGTCGCACAGCGCCTGCTCGGCCGCGGCCAGTTGCCGCTGCGGCATGCTCATGACCGGCCCCCGGGGATCGCCAGCCCCAGGGGCAGGGCGAGGTTCGTCCGCGGCTCGCCCGGGTCGTCGCCCAGGCCCTCGTAGGACAGGCGGACGCCGGCCAGGTCGAGGGTGATCACCGTCGACATCTCGGCCAGGCCGCACGGCGCGGTCGTCCGGTGGCGATCCCACCAGGACTCGAGGATCGCGTCGAGCAGGGTCATGGGGCCCCGTGGCGGGGATCAGTCCGAGAACTCTAAGGTCGCTTGGTGCTCGGCCGGCGTCCGCTGGGCTGCCTGTCGATGCCGAGCCTTCAGCGAGGCTGAAATCTTGGCCCGCGTTTCGGGAGATTGGGGGTGGCGGTCCGTGCCTCTTGCTTTCCTCGTTGCGAGCCGCCGTGCGATCTCATCAGGGCCGATCTTGCGATTCCGTCCCGCCGCCAGCGCGGCCAGTTGCGCCACATTCGGCGTCCGGGTCTTATTCGCCACCGAAATCCTGGCGCGGCCATCGGCCGACATTGCACCGGGTCGGGAGCCGCTGTTTCCCTTCGCTCGCCTGGTCTCTTCCCTCTGGGCGATCACCTCGGGTGGGAGCTTGTGTCCTATTAGGGTCGCCGCGATCCTGGCGCGGCGCGCAGCAGGGACTTCTCGGCCTCTCTGCGTCTCCGCGATCTTGGCTCGCGTTTCGGATGTGACGATGTGGCCTTTGAGAGACTCGCTCCTCTTCGCTCGCATTTCCGGCGGTTGCCTCTTACCCCTCCAGGCATTGCCCGCCTTCACCCGGTTCTCGGGATCGGCGAAGAATTCCTTCTTCCTCGCCGACTGCCGGACCTTGGACTCCTCTCTCATTTTGGTCCCGAGCCGGGAGGCGGCAAGCGGACAAGTGTTGAATCCGACGCCCTTCTCGAAGGGCCTGAGTTGGTCGAGCCACCGCTGCTCCGCGGCGAGCAATTGGCCCGAGTCGGCGACCATCTCAAGGATCTCGAAGGTGAAAGCATCCGGCCCGTACTTGTCCCAGGCCCGCTGAAGCTGCCGGCTGTGGTGCTTGCCCGCGTTCAGGTCCCGCCGGTGGATTCGCCACCGTTCCGCGAAGTTCGCCGCGGACCCGATATAGATACGCCCATTGGCGGCGCAGGTTAGGATGTAGACGCCGGACGTGGTAGGATCGTCGGCGGGCATGCTGGCCTCCGACAAAGTCAGTGATGTCAAGCGGTGGCCGGGCGTGTTCGCAGCACGCTCCGGCTGCCCATGATCCTATCAGAATCCAACGTCAGAAACCAGGCCAATAATCTAGGTAATCCATAATCACATAACGCTGGGAATGAGGTTCCCCACGAGCGTGCCGCCGGACTGCCCGGCCGGGTCCTCGCCCGCCTTGGCCTCGGCCGTGCCCTCGCCCTCGAGCGCCTCGGCCCTGCTGGCGATGCCGGCGGTCCGGATCTCGCGCTGATGCTCGGCCAGGCGCCCCTTCTGCTCCAGGAGCAGCTCGAGCTCGGTGTCGAGCTGGTCGTACTGCTCGTCGGAAAGCCCCAGGAGCGTCTGGCGGACGATCGCCTGGAGGATCTCCCGCTCGATGTTAGGCGCCTCGCCCGCGGCCTGAAGCGTCACCTGGAGCTTCGTGAGGTTATCGATCAGCTCGGCGGCCCCGAACAGCTCGAACCTGGCCGGGTAGGTGATGGCGATGCCCTCGGTATCCTCGCGGCCAGGGACCTTGTTGCGCAGCACCATCAGGGCGTACTGGGCCAGGAACCGCTCGGCCCTGGCCAGGCTCTTGGCGATCGACGCCAGGAGCTTGTGGCCGGTAACCGCGTCGAGCTGTTTGGAGACGCCGCTCTGGGCGGTCGTGCTGCCGGCGACGGCACCGGCGGGCTTGGCCAGGCAGGCCCGGCGGTCCTTGGCGTCGATCAAGTCCTGCTTGTTCCTCCGGAGCGACTCGGCCGGGTCCTTGGGGGGGGAGACGAATTCCCAGCCCTGGTAGGCCCCTGATTCGGGGTTCTTCTTCATCGGCAGGACGTAGCCCGGCCCCACCGAGAGCGTGTTGTCTGCCTTGCAGAAATCCTCGGCCCCGGAGAGGAACGGGTGGGCCTGCAAGGTGTCGGAGAGGATCAGCTCGCTGTCGCGGTTGTAATACTCGCGCTGGAGCTCGGCGATGGCCTCGTAGCGTGACTTCCCAATCTGGGGGGTGCGATGCTTGGGGAGATCCACCAGGCGAACGATGGGAACCCGGCCGTAGGGGTGGCGACCTCGATCGATGACCTCGGAACCATCGTAGGAGTAGAGGATCCACTCCTCGGGCCGCCAGAGCCGCCAGCGCACGTAGTTCCGTCTCCACCCCTCACCGGCATTGCCAGCGTCCTCGGGGTCGATCGCGTTGCCGCACTTGTCGTAGTCGATCCGGTCGCTGGGGTCGACATACTCGCGGACCAGGCATTCGAAGTACCGCCCGGCCGAATCGGTCCGCCACCACACCATGTTCTGGGGGAGGATGTAGGACGCGACACAACGGTCGAGGCCCAGCCGCAAGACGTCGGCCCGGGTCTGGACGGTCTCGCCGGGTGGGGCCTGGGGGTGGTCGAGGCAGATGTCCAGGCAGCCCAGGACCAAGAGCAGTGGGGCTACTGTCTCGCGCATCCAGTCGTCGATGGGGGTGCCGCGACCGTCGACGTCTTGCCACCAGGTGGTCAGGTCGCCCGGGCCCTCACGACGGACTTCCTGATCGTAGACCTTCCCGAGGTGGACCTCGATCGCCTCGGCGACGAACTCGGGGACAGGCGTCCTGGCGCGCCTCAGCTCGTAATCGTCGTCCTGCGCCGTCGCGGCCGGGTCGGCGCCCAGCATGCCGGGATAGGGCCCATACCCGACGTCCTGGGTCTGGGCATTGACGCTTCCCAAGAACCCCGCAAACCCCTGGTAGACACTGGGGAACTGCTGGGGATCCGGGTACTCGCGGCGGTGGCGGAAGAGATTTCGTGCCGGCAGCCCGCGGCGGTCCGGGCCGTACACCGCGTTGCGGTAGCGATCACCCCCCTCGAACGAATCGAGGAGCCAGCGCCAACGGATCTGGTGCTCGAGCCAGTCGACGTGGCGGCGCTGGACGACCAGCTCGCCATCCAGCCCCTGGTCCGACTTCAGCCGGTCCATGGTCGTGATCGTGGAGCCGATGTCCGCGAGCCCACCACGGCCAGTGCTGCGGCCGGGAGTCGATTTCTTGAGCAAGTCGAAGGCCATGGGTCAGTCGCCGACGTGTCGGCCCTTCTCTCTCTTCGGGAGGTGCGGACCGACAACGCATCGCGAAGATCCTACGGTCCAATGACCGAGGCCAGCTCACAGCGTTGAATGTCCACGGGAACCGCCAGCAACCGCGCGGTTAGGTGTCGGTCAATCGTCCGACAACCTGTAGGTCTATCGCTCCAACACTCGCCCATTGAGGTACGCGGTCAGCCATCACCGCCCGGTGTCGACCACCAGGCGCAGGTAGATGCTTCGATGCCTCTTCCCGACTTGGAAGGACCGATTGAGGACGCTGATGGTCCCGGCAGGGCTCACCCGCCGGATGAACATCTCACGTCCCGCCGCGATCGGCTGTCGATCCGTCGGCACCACGAAGCTCGCGGGCAACTTCGAGAGCCGCGTCTTCCGGCGGGGCTGTCCCACTGGACCCGCGCGGGCCGACCCAGGTCCTTCCAGCGCTGGCCGAGGAACCCGAGGAACTCATCCGAAGGATCGCAAGTTGCCGAGGCGCCTCACACTCCCGCCATTCGTTGATAACCGCGTTGGAGCGGGCCTTTCTTCGACGACTCACAGTCTTGGGAGTTGCGAGTTGCGAGAGAAGACCGGTCTTTCCTCGCCAAGGAGTTGAGAGTTGCCGAGAAGGACCGGGCTCTACTGCCAACTCATAACTCACAACTCTCCGACCACCCTCCTACTGAATGCGCCAGGTCCAGGAGAATCCCGAAAAGGTGCACGGCCAGTGGGATCAGCAGGAACGCCGCCAGCATGGCCAGCGCCAGGTCGAGCCAAGAGTAAGACAGCCGGCGGGGTCGCTGCATCAGAATGGCCCACCCGCAGGGACACACCAAAACTGGGGCTGTTCAGTCCAACACTCGGGAACCGGTCTCGAATCCCAAGCCGCAGGGCGTCCATCAGGTCCTCGTAAGGATGCTGGAGATCGAGTGGGTCCTCGAACCACTCGCCGGAGGGCGACTGCTGCCGGACGTAGTTCTAATATGTCCTTGGGCCTCACGTTAGCCGCATCGCGGTACAACGCCCGGCGCAGGTCCGAGAGCTTGTCGTTCAATAGCGTGTTCACCTGGAAGTGGTCGAAGACGATCTTCGCCTTGGGCAGGTGAGTCGCAACCGCCCCACGGTAGGCCCCCGACAAGTCCATGGCCACGGCCTCAATCCGGGCCCCGCTGGGCCGCAGCCACTTCAGAACGGCTTCAGCGCGTCGGCCCCCTTGCCGTTGCCGACGAAGACCACGACACCGCTCTCCAGGTCCATGGCCACCGTCAGATCACGGTGCCCCTCGGCGATGGCGATATAGTCGATGGCTAGGGAGTGCAGGTGCTTGAGCTTGGGCTGGGCGTTGCGCCTGAGCACGTCGAGCTTCTGGATGTCTTCGATCAGGTCCCAGCCGACGTCGAGGTGATGGGCCACATCGCAGATGGTCATGCGCCACGACAGCTCCAGGACGTGGCGCAGGAACGACTTGGTGGAGCTACGCCGGGGCTCGGCGAAGGGGACCTTGACCTGGCGGACCAGCTGGCAGGCGGGTCATTCGACCCACGGGATGGGCAACTCCACGGCGGTGGCCCGGCTTCCCATGGGCGGGCAGCGGACGCCACGCGGGACGTGGCCGCGGGAGAGAACCGCCCGGGAGACGCAGGTCGAGCAGCGGCAGTCATCGGGTTCACGGGCGATGGTGAAAATCCCCTGGCCGTCCTGGGAGTCGGTGCGAACCGAGTCATAACCATGGATGCCGAGGACATCGGACAACAGGCTGGTGGAGATGCTGACTTCCCGGTTTGGGGTGATTCGACGCCACTCCAAGTGGAATCAGCATGTCCACAGTTTTCAAGCCCCGCACTCTCCGACCGGATGACTCATGTTTCGAATCGAATCCTGTACTTCTTAACGGAGTAGTACTTAGTCAGCCACGGCGTGCCTCAAGTCGACCTCACCCGAGTCTGAGAGCTTGGACACGGCATGCCGCAAGCTAGCGATGCTGGTGCCCCCGAAAAGGAGCGTCAGGGCCTGAAAGACTTGCGTCATACCCTCGGCATAATTCTTCGTGAGGATCATACCCAGCCCCGACACAATGGCCAAAATGACCGAGGCATACGTCTTGTAACCGTTGATCAAGTTGAGCAGGAACGAAACCGCGCGCATGGTGAAACCACCTTGAGACCAAGTAACCTCATCACTGGTGACCGTGAACCGGATGAACTGTGTTTTTTGGCCTAACCCGGCAGAGCCGGAACCAAACAGGATAAGAATCCGAATATTAGTTCGATTGATTGAATTATGGAGTTGATAATGCATCTGCAAGAAGTTGGAGGTTTTCGAAAAGCCTCTTCCAAGCCTTATGCCACAAGGACTTAAGGCATCGGACTTCTTAAATCTTTACCAGAGCGCGCAGAATCCAAAGGCTAAGGGACTAATGGGCTCAGGAGTCCGGTGATCGACACCCCGAGGCTGGAGTCGTCTGGATTCACGGCTTGCGAGTGCATGGGGACCACAAGCCTCTCCGCCCGGTTGGCGAAATCTGCGACCGTTGTCACGATCCGGAGAACGCTGTCGCGATCCACACCTTGCCTCCGAGAGCGACGCGAGTCACGAGGAACACTCCTCGGTGGAGGGGAGCGGATTGATCGGCGACTTGGCTCCGGCCACTGCAAGGACGTCGATCGAACGACGGACCACCACGTCGATGGCGCCGACGGCCAACTGAAGCGAACTGATCGTTTTCTCGATGCCGTGGATCGTCTCGGTCGAGCTGTCCAGCGTTTTTTCCACGGACTTCATCACGACGATGGCGTCCCGGAGCAGTGTACTATGCGCCTCGGTGACCCGGCTGACCTGGTCCTGAAATGCTCGCTGTGACTGCTCGCGCCGGTCGGTCAGCCGGTCCAACTGGTCCTGAAACTTCTCTTGCGACTCGGCGTGATAATCTCTAAAGTCCTGGAGGAGACGGTTTTGTTTCTCTCCCTGGTCCTTGAGAAAGCCTAGGAAGTAGTAGGTGACAGCGACGGCTGCGCCGGCCGCACCGAGCGAGCCCAGTAAGCTGGTGATCGACACGCCGACTGCGCCGGGGTCGACGATATTCGCGGCCTGTGCGAGAACCGATAAACCGTTCATCGTGTCGCCCCTGCTCGTACGAGGACTCTAGGATGTTCCTCAACTGGCGGAGGGCCAATTCCAGCTCAGCGACCAAGGGATCCGTTCGGCGCTTCTCCCACAACACGAAGAGGCAAAATGGAATGAGCAAGTAGGCCGGCGCGATGACGGCATTCGATGCGATGTAATCGTTTCACTTCCGCAGGCGGTGAGGTTGCGCTAAATCCTCCCCGTCCGCGGCTGTCGGTGATTAAGAGGATCCAATGTGGTCGAGCCTTGCCTTCGATCGTGGCGCCGTACTCCAGCAGCAATAACTTAGTCTATTATTTTTATATTAATTATCAATTTAGTCTGATTACGGTGTCTCGGCGGATTCTGGCGTGCGAGTGACCTCTGGCCTGAGCGAGGCTCCGGCCGAGCCCAGCTAATTGCAAGCATGAGGGGGCCATAGCCTGCACCTTTCAGGCCCCGATGAAGCCTCGCCACCGAAGTAGCCGGTCCATGTTGAGCGAGACCGCGATGCGACCGAGGGACAATGGACAATTCACAGGCTTCCCCAAGTTGCCGATGCTTGCTGGTCAAACCGTCTCCGCCGGCGCTCCTTGCGAGTCACGTGCCGGGTGCTGAGTTTGGATCGCTTAACCGAAGTGGGAATCAGTTTGGGCTCGGGAATCGGATCGGTCCTTGGATCCCTCTGCATTGCCGGATGGTCATCCACCCCGGAGCGGTGGCAGACCATGCAGCAAAGGAGTGAACCCGGCTCGATCGGAACGCGATGGGGGCAGGCGGATTGGGGCGTGTAGGGGCCGATGGGGAATAGAGGGACTAGCCGAGGAGGGTGGATCGTACGCGTACTCGGACTGGGTCGCTTATTCAGGGCCTGAGAACAAATCGGTTTCTCTTGCGCTAGGGCACGCTTCACGCCGTATCGCACTCGGCCGACGCTCACTCCCGCTCGGATCGCGATCTCGGGGATGCTGAGACCGTGGCGCAGATCGTACAGCCAGATGTATTCGGATGCGGCAGTCGCCAAAGTCAGAGTCCGGTCGGACCGCGGTCCTGTTCCGACGTGCCGGACCGGTTTCGCGCGCCGGAACCTCGATTCGCACGTGCGGTGGGAATCAATTGATTCTTCCTGATAGCGGACTACCTCTCCAAAGGAGTCCGCCTCGTTCGATTCCGTCGCGTCCTTCGGCATCTCTATCGACCTCTCGGTCTCTCGCAGCTTTCAGTCGACTCGCCATCCTCTACTTACAGGATGACACAGCTTTCGTGTTTCGTTAATGCACCTAGTCCGAAATATACGGGATGTTGGACCATAAAGTCTTGCGGAGATAGGAGAAAGATTTTTTTCCAAGATTGCTTTTCGGCGCCACTGCGCCGCTCGATCGGCCATGAGGAGCCCATTGGAAAGCGAGTCGTCGTAGGGACTACCGGACAGAACCCGATGGGATGAAGTTAATGCAGGTCGCTTGTTTCGCCGGACACAATTGATGCAAGCAATTCAGGGTCACCGAGTAAGCTAATCACGGCCATTTCGTGTATCAAATGTTCAGTTGACCGGCAATTATATCTTAGCCCAGTCTCCGCATCATGCCCATGTTCACGTTCCGTCGCCTGGATTGTTCCGGCCAGCCGTCTCCGACGGTACAACGAGGCTTTGCCATCCGCCCTCGTTGGAGTGCCACCATGGAAGCCACCTTGGAATTGACCCACGAACGCGTCGATGATGTCCCCCTGCTGTTGAGCTTCCTGATCCGA